TCCCACGAGGTGGGGCAGCGGTCCAGCCAGCGGTAGTTAAACTGGCGATATTCGTTGTTGTAGAACTGGCGGTAGGCGTCTGCGGTCGGTCGCGGGTTGGCCCGCACGAGCGCACAGCTTTGGCATATCACGATGCGGTGCGGTATGCCCAAACGGTCCTTAGTTCGCAGCTCTTTGTCGTCACTGGCACCGCAGAAGCAGGGCGCATCTTCTAGCGCGTACGTCCCGTTGGCCAGCTTCTCTTTGACAGACTCGATGGCGGCTTTCTCGGCTTCAAGCCGAAACGCCCACCACCGATCCTGTTCTTCATTCGTAGGCAGCATAGGTATCCCTCCCTTGTGCTGACTGGTTTTAGAGTTCGGTCGGAAGCAGGGTGTACATGAAATAGACGTATCCCTTGCCAGCGCCGGAAACTCCGGTGTTGGTGAAGCTATGCGTCAAGGTCGCGGCGGTTTGGCGTTTGACCACCAAGTTGCCGCTGTTCGACGTAGCTGGCGCGATGTACGAGATACGGGTGAAGTAATCGACCCCGCCCGTGCTGGACGAGAACCACTTCGAGATGTCTGTACCGTATCGGTTACGCTTGCTGAAACCCGTGGACGAGAACGCTGGCGCAGGCTGTCTGAAGCCCACGGCGCTCAAGGTCAGGTTGTCGATGAAACCCAACGCAGCGCCGGAACGGCCTACGCTGTATTGGTTGGACGCGGCGGCTGCGCCTGCGAAGGCGGCAGTTACGTTCACGCGCACGTCTTTAATCATCATGCCCTTTTTCAGCTTGAAGCCGAGAGGGCGAACCGTGGTGCAGCTCGCTTTGTCGTTGAAGGCCGCGACCAAAACGTAGTCTTGGACGGTGGGGTCAACGTCAACGCGGTGCTGCGACGGCGCCATCGCCTTCAGGTAATATGCACGGCCCTTCGCGGTGAGAATCGAGATGTCAACGGACGAGCATGTAACCTGGGTGAAGAAACGGATTTTGCCATCGGTCATGGTGCGGCTGATGAACGAGGTGCCAACCACTTCTTGGGTTAGCTGAACGCCAGCAGCGTCATAGATCGTTTGGCGAGCAGCCGTACCAGCGGTATAAACCTGATACACGCCACTGTCGTCGTCGATAGGTTTGTGGAGAACGGTGTCATGCAGTTGCAAGAACCATTCGCGGAAATTTGATGCCATTGTACTAATTCTCCTGCTTCTAGCGCGTCACCTGGACGCTTACAGCGGCCAACCGTAGGTTGGCGTCTAGCGGGGGGCACGTAGGCCACCCCGCGCTAGAGCGTTAGGGGTCTATAACTTTGCGTAGGCTTCCCACATGACGGCTTCCGTGCCGCCACCACCAGTGGTGGTGATGGTGAACGAGTTGGCCGTGGTGGCAGAGATGTACTGCGTGGTGGTGGTTCCTTGAACCGACATAAACACCGCAATGATGCTCTTTGCACCTGGGATGGTCACGGTAGCAGTATTGCCGACCGTGGCAACTACGCCGATGAACTTACGCGGGTTCTCATACAGACCCACGTTTTTCACTTCGGTTGGACTCTTAGAGGTAACAACGTAAGCCATTAGCCCTCCTTAGTCGGCCACAGCAGCCGAGAAAACATGGACGACGCCATTATCCTCAACGGTCGTGCGGTTGAAAGCCACCTTCTCAACGCCACGGATTTCGTGCGTCTCGTAGGAAACTTTGTGTTTGTGGTCGCTGAATTCCTCGCCAAACTTCGGACGTTGCGCCCAAGCCACCACGGCTGCGCCAGCGCCCAACAACAGGTTGTGTGCAACCTGGATGGTGGAGCTAACGAGCTGGATGCGCTGGTACTCATACACAAGCACTCCGTTGAAGGAGCCTTTGAAGGCTGAGCCTGTGAACAGCACGCTGTCGGAGTTCGCCTGAGGGGGCAAGAACAGGTGCGCGTTGCTGAACGCCGCATCGTTCTTCACGAGGTCACGAATCGCTAAATCTTGTCCAACGAACGTGTACCATTCCTCAAAGTTTTTGCCATTTTTGATTCTGATTGGACGGATAATCGCTTCAGCGTTCAAGGGGTTTCTTGCCTTGCGCTTGGCGATGTTAATCATATCCAAGGTCAGTTGGTCGTCTGTGTTGTCGATGTTACCCAACGCGGTGGTGTGGGTCGCATTCCAGTTGCTGTCGGCTGCGCCGTACAGATACCGGCCACGTACGCGGCCAGTGGCCACGTCGCTCAACTTGGCGGTGATGGTCTCGTCCAAGTCCAGCGCGTTCTTCTCGTTAAGCGCGTCTTTCGCCGCAGTCAACACGTTGAACGCGGTGCGCTGTTGCGTCATCGGGATGTCCTCGATTTTTACGAGGTGCCGAACGTTGTCTACCACGATGCGGAAGTTGTATAGCGGGACTGAACCTTCGTTTCCGATACCAGTCGCGTTACCAACAACCTTGCCGCCTTGCATCAGGCCGCGCATGGGGATGTTGATGGCCGAACCAGCTTTGCCGGTCAGGTCTTCGTTGACCATGATGCCAGCATCCTGGGACGAACCCATCTGCTTCTTCCACCACATCTGCCCGATGTATTCTTCCATCAGGCTACTATCCCAACCTTCAACGGTTAGGTCGTTTGCTTCTAATACTTCGATATAAGCCATGAGTTGATATGTCTCCGATTAGGGAGCCATGCGTTTAGTTGCCTACGATTTGAGCGAGTGATTTGCGACGGCCCTTGTTGTCTTTGCTTATGCCTGCGTCCATCGCACCACTCCCGCCCTGCACGTTGCCTATGCCACCTGGCTCGCGGGATTGTGTCTTGCCCATTGCCTCAAGTCGTAGTGACTCACGGATTTTGGGCGCTTCGTTTGCTTCAAATTCGGCTTTCAGTTTGGCCAGGATTGCCTTGGGGTTGTTGCCGTACGTGGAGTAGAAGTCATGTGCCTCTACTGCGTCGATGGCACCCTGTATAGGGTCGTCTGAGTTCAGGTTAGCCTGCTGTACGCTTGGGTCGTTTTTGAAGACTTCAGCGTAGCGCTCTAGCGCTTTCAGCACGACATCGTCGCCATGTGTCCGCTTTGCAGCGGCCAGCGACGCCTGAACTTTACCCTCCAGGGTTCCCCACTGACGGTGTTGGACTGGGTCTACTGCGGGCGCTTCGTACTTGGCTGGGTCGTATGTGCCATCTAACTTGTCGTTGATGATGGCATACTGGCGCTGTAGTTCGGCCTGCTGTTGTTGGGCTGCGATAAACTTTTGGTTTACCTCGTTGCCCCAGCGATGGGTGTCCTTGTAGCGCTTCTCGTACTCTGCTGCCTTCGATTTCCAAGGGTTGGTGTCGTCGTCCCAGTTGGGACCGTCTACCTTCGCTTCGCTCCTTGCGGGCTTGACGTCGGCTTTGGCCTGTACGGGCCTTTCAACGGCTTTTTCGGCGTCCGTATCCAGTCGTTCGGGTCTAGCGGTCTCAACTTCCGGCTTGTCAGCTTTGGGAGATTCAGCTTTCGCTTCGACTTCAACTTCTGGCTTCGCACTTAGAAATTCCTTCAGTCCTAAACTGTCCTGTGCTTCCTTACTTGCCATGCGGTTCTCCTGCGCCCTGCTACGAAATCCTTACAGTGGATGTAAGGTTTATGTGCGAGGGGCGTCTTTGTAGGGCCACCGATATACCGCTTGATATGAAGGTGGCTGTTTGATTGGCGGTGAACCTAGCCCCTATGGGACCAGGGACCGAAATACTTGACTGATTTGATTTTGTAGACGCGCCTTTTTTGCGCGTGGTCGTCCACTTGCTCCGATTCGTTGCGGTGAACATCGAGGCCAGCGTCCTTGAACGCCTTCTCGATGATAGGGGTGCTCGTCTGCGGGTCGCGTATGTCGTCGTGCGGGACGCTAACTTCTTTTCGTGCCATGTTTATCTTCCGTATGAGCCTAAGCCTAGCTTGCGCATGGCGTCTAATAGTTGCATTTGGGGTGATAGCTCTCCAGTATGAGGCACGTTACTTGGGGCGGACCAATTAGACGACTGGATTTTAGCTTCGCTACCGCCCAATAACGGGTCAAACTGCGGTTCCCTTGCGCCACTCATTCTGGACAAGAGCACTTGTAACAACGTGCCCATCCTGTTGCCCGCTTCACGCGGATTGTCATTTGGCATTAGGTTTTGCCTGTGCTTTCTGCTTCATTAGCTTAGATTTGCCGTCGATGTCGGACTTCTTGGCCTTCATGTCCATCTTGTGCTGCTGCTTGGCCTGGCTGAGCTGCATTTCGCCCTGCTCACGCTGGATGGCGCCCTGCTGCTCCATCTGTGACATCTGGATGGCGCCCTTTTGCTGCTCCATCTGAGACTTCATGGCCATCTGCTGGGCCTGTAGCTGCATCTTCTGTTGTTCGCCTTGTAGCTTCAGCGCCATTTCCTGCTTTTTAAGCTCCAACTCCTCACGCTTGGCCTGAATGTCCATTTCGAGCTTCTGGATGTCCATTTGGGCCTTCTCGCGTGCGGCCACCATCTTCTGCTGCTCGGTCTGGGCTTTCATGGCCTCAGTGCGGCTGGCTTGCTCCGTCTTGGCCACTTCGGCCTGCGCTTCGATGTCGTCCTTGCGGCCCTGCTGCTCAGCCTGAATGACCTGCGTGGGCGGTAGGTTCTCTTGGATGAGCTGTTGCAGGAGCATGTCGGACATCCCTAGCCGTTGGTAGTGGAATACCTTCTCTGGAAGTGACATCTTATCGAACGCACCGCTGACGGACACGCTAGGCTCAGGCTTTGGAGCATTTTCCGCTGAGACTTGCTTAACCTTGGCCAGTATCTCTTGCTTGTTTCTGATAGTTGACAATTCAAGCAGGACTTCGGCCCACCCTGGACCATACTGAAGCATTTGGGGCAAGTTCTTAGCGATAATATCCATTTGTTGTTCATGGACAGTATCGTAGTCTTCTTCCTCAGTGACGATGACGTCATATTGAGCCTGCTTGACGGCGTCTAAGGCGTTCTCGTCCAGGGCGACCACGCGGGACGCCTTAGGGTTGTCCGTGATGTTGAGGATTTTCTTTTCGGTGTAGGCTACGCGGACTGCGTCGTGGATGGTCTTGGCTAGGGCCTCACGGGTGCGCCTGAAGTTGTCGAAGATCGGCGCTATGACCAGCCCTGTCATCGCTATCTTGCGCTGGATGCCTACGCCGCTGCGTACCTCTGATTTTTCGCCCATTGCGTCAGGATTGACGCCCGTAACCATGCTGTAGGACTGGACGTTCTGTAGAAACATCTGGTTTTGGCTCTGTGCCAGCTCCAGGTTCTTGTCCAGCTTGAACTTCTCGAAGTGGCCTTCGTTCAGTTCGATTTGGCCGTCAGGCTTAATCATCTGGACGCTGAGCTCGCTCTTGTCGTCGATGGCGCCGCGCTCGTAGGTGGCCTGATTGAGCGTGAGCAGCGCCAAGGACTTGCTCTGGCGCTTGTTCATCTCGTCTTGGATGGGCAGGCTGATGAAGATGTTGCTGATGGGGGCGCCGTTCTTCTTGCGGTTGGTGAAGAAGGGCACGAAGCTGTAGCGCTTGCGCTTGGAGACGCCCGCGCTAAACAAGATGCCGCTCGTCCACACGTCCTTGCAGATGCGCTCGTTGCGCTCGCTCTTGATTTCGTAGGTGATGCCAGCAGCCTTGGCCATCTCCAGCAGCTTCTCGTCTACCTGGTCGCCTGGGATGGTCTTACCATCGCTGAAGACGTACGTTTCTTCGTCTACGTACTTCTTATACTGGGTCTCGATGAGGCGGATGCGTTCGCGCTTGTAATCAAGGAACGGTGTGTTGTCGCCCTTTAACTCGTCAGTAGTGGACGATGACGCACCCGCTGGGTCGCCACTACCGAGCAGACTCTTTATCTTGCTCGCCTTGCTTGGGTACAGTTCTTTTAACAGGTCGGCGTCCACCCACTTTGCGCGGTGGATAAAGCGGGCGTCCTGGTTCCAGTCGTAGCGCTTGCTGCGCGGGTCAGGGAAGATGTTGAAGCAGTCTTCGTGTTTAACGAGGACTTCCTGGTCGGACTTGACATCTTCACCGTCTTCGATGCACACGTCCAACACGCCGAACCCGCCCGTAACACCATCTTCCAAGCACTCACGTTCCTCGAAGGGCAGGCCGCTCTGCTGCTTGATGTAGCTGAAGATGTCTTCCATCGCCTGCGCTAGATCGGTGTCAGGCGCCTGGTTGCGGGGCTTGAAGGCGGTGCGCGTGCGAACCTGGCAGAACTGGCCCACGATGCGGTCAATGGTGACTTTAACGCGGTTGTTGACCGTGGGCGGTTGGCCACCCTCCTTGAGAGCGTTTAGTTCAGCAGCGGTCCACTGGCGGTTTTCCTTGTAGTCGAAGCACTTCACCATCTCGTTGTCGCGTGCTTCGCGCCATGATGGGTCATCCAGCGCTTCTTGGAACATATCGTCAAGGTCTGACAGGCGCTCCTGCTCAGCCTTTTTCGATAGTTTTTTCTTGTCGGTGGTGTCGGCGTACGCCATTTAGACAGTTTTCCATGACGACGCAGAACGTTCCTGGCGTCGCTTCCAAAACGGATTGATTTTTTCGGTGTGCATTTTGCGCAGGTGTTCGCCCTTGTAGTATTCGGTGAGCGCCAGTGCGTCGAAGCGGTTGGGCGAGTCGCAGCCCCGTCGCTTCATGTCTTTTTTTGACTCGATCTTGATTCGTCCATCTGGTTCAGTGAACTTGATAGTAGCCAGTTCAGCCACCAGAAGCGGGTCGTTAGGGATGCTGATCTCGCGCCCTTCAAAGGCTTCCCGCACTCGCCAACATAGTTGGTCCCGCAACGACACGAAGCGCATCTCACTAGGGGGTAGCTCACTGACGTTGACTCCTATGACCGAGATGTCGGGGTTGCGTACGCGGGTCTTCAAGTTGCCGAATATGCCCCAACCGACGCCTATCTTGTCCACGAACACGTAGTGCGGTTCGTAGTCGTAAATGTGGCCCAACAGTTTGCCGGTCAGCACTTCGCTTTCGGGCGTGTCGATTTGCTTGATGTTAAAGACCTTGGGGCCACGCCTATGTAGGAAGATTGACGGGTCGCCACCAGCGCCGACGTCGATGCCTGCGATGTCGATGTCCGTGTCCATCGGGTCGATGTCACGCTCGATGGCTGCATCTATCCACGGGAACGGGATTAAGGTGTCGCTGCTAACCAGGGGCGGGACGCCCAGCACGGTGACGCGGAAGTAATTGGAGTCCTCGCCATACTTCTTGCGCTTGAACTCCACCGACTCAGGCGTTACCCAGTCGCTATCTTCGCCACTCCATTTGGCCGTCACCCATCGGTTGACGTGCTTAAACTGGGTGTCGATTGCGTAGCCTGTTTCACGGGTGGGGTTAAACAGGAGCAATGCAAGGTTGCACATTTCCGTCAGGGTTGATTCAAGGTCGCGGAAGACTGGCTCAGGGATGGAGGCCGCTTCGTCGGCCACGATGAGCATGTAGCGCTCATGCTTACCGGAAAGGGTCTCAGCAAGCTCCGATTCGCTGGCGTTGCGGGGGGCGGTTCGCCCTACGCAGTACCATTTCTTGCCTTCGTCCTGGTCGCCCGTGTTGACGTAGACTTTATCGGTCTGGATGGTTATCCAGTCGCGTATAATGGGCTTTGCAGCGCCGTCTACGCCATCCCGCACGCGGGCCAGCGAGCGCCACACGTTATCTCTGAGCTGATGGGCCGTGGGGGCCGTACAAACGACCAAGCTGTCAGGGAAGCACACCAAGAACCACAGAATCATCTGCGCACAGGCGATGGTCTTGCCCGTGCCCTTGCCAGACATGATGCTGATGCCGATTTTGGCCGCTAGTTCCTTCTCGGCCTGCGTCATCTTGGCGCCCTGGCCTTTTTTGATCTTGGCCCAAACCATTGCCGTCATGTCGCCGTAGAGCTTGCGCTGTTGGCCGCTGATTTTCTCGGTGCAAAGGGCCTCGCGCACGAAGGCTTCTGCGTCCTTGGACCAGCGCTGGATGACGGCTACGTCGGATTGGGTAAAGTTCAAGGTGTTTTGGCTGCGAAGGCTGGACTCGAACCAGCAACCGTCGCTTTAACAGAGCGCTGCTCTACCGTTGGAGCTACTTCGCAACAGGTAGGGTTAATTGGGGGAGATGAGGCCAAATGCTTTGGCCAGCATGGCGAGTAGTTCGCGGTATGAGGCTAAGGCGTTGGCGTACGCGAGGGCGTCTTCCTTGCTGTCGAACTCTACGATCTTCAGGTCGCCAAACTTGCGTACGTTCATAAGAAGGGAAGTCCCACCTGGCGACGCCCGTTAGGGCGTTCGATGCGCGTTGATAGCGCAGCGGGAGGGACCAGGCGGGACGTTATGCCTTTAGGTTGTTCGACAAGGCCAAGTAGATGTAAACCGTGCCGCCGCTGATGGTGTGGGCGATGAGGCCGTCGAACAGGACTGGCGTAGAAAATACCATCGGCGGGGCCATCGTCATGCCGGACGTGGTGATGTTGATAATCTCATGGTACTTGATGACGCCGTTCTTGTCTTTCAGGATACATTCGTCGTTATCAGCGCCGCCAGTGTCGATGGTCCACTTGATGGCCGAAACCAGGAAGGTATTGGAGACGACGACGGCGGTAGTGGATGCGGTGTCGAGTATGATCGGGTTGCCGGTGATTACGTTTGACATTGTTTCCTTATGCGTCGCAGAGTAGAATGACTATCTCTTTGAGGCTTCTGTCTAATTCGTCGATTAGGCTCTGCGAGTCGCCTTCGCTCGTAGCGCTCCAGCGCTCTATGATGTCCGTGGCTACCTTGCGGGTGTCGATTACCCGCACCATTTGACCGTAACGGTTGATCTTGAGTTCGACGAAGGCCACGGCCTACAGGCCGATGCGTTTTTGACCGAGTTTGCGAGCGTCGCGGGCGATGTTGATAACAATTTGGCCAGCCACCGCTGCGCAGTTGGTGTCGAAGCCTTGCTTGAACGCAGCCTGAGCTGCGGGGTCGCTAAGCGACTTGCCAAGCTCTGCAATCAGGGCCGATTTGAGGGCTGCGCTGAGCAATCCATCGGTCGGTTCCTTCAGAAGCGCATCAAGCTGGGCGAGCTTGCTGTCCTCGCTGCCCAAGGACGCCATCAGGAAGTCCGCGCATTGCTGCACTTCGGGCTTGCCGTACTTCGCTGCCAACTCGCTGGTGCGTGCCAGGTCGTTGCCGAGCTTCAGTTCAACCTTGTCGCTGATAGCGCCACAGCCCGACAGGCTAAGCGTCAAAAATAGTACGATTGCGGTTCTCATGCGTCCTCCGGTTTAAGATTCTTGTACGTAGTGGCACTTTTTCCACTTGGTCTCGATGCCCATCTTTTTGGACAGCTCGATCATTTCGTCCAGCTCAGCCTTACACTGGTTTTCGTTGATGAAGGGGCCGATGCGGGTGGTGCTTTTGGCCTGCTCGTTGTAGTCGATTTGAAAAGCGAAATACCAACCAAAAATCAGGTAGCAGGCTACGGTCTTTTTCATTGCAGGCAGGGGTCCTTTGGTCCAATTAGTGTCCAGGGGGCGTTCGATGTACCGCGATACCACTGACCGTCCATAGTGCGGGCGTAGATGGCGCCATTGCAGGTGGCCATCTCCATCACTTTGTCCAGCGTGTTCGGGGCGCTTGAGCCTTTCCAGGGTTCTATGTAAACTTTGCGCTCCATTTTCCAGCGCTGGCCTTTGCCGTCGATGATTTCGTCGCCTGGCGGGATGCGCTGGGGTGGGGGCAACGCCGCCAGCATGATGGCAAACAGGGCCGCGATCATGCGGGAACGACTTCCTTGGATTCGACGACTTCAGCTTCCTCAGGTTCGACGGTCTTAGCGTGGGCCGCTTTTACGAGTTCGCTAAGCGACAGCACGTTTTCGGTGGACTGGCCGCGCTCCAGGCGCGTCTTGTCGTACAGAACGCCGTAGTTGTACGTGAGACGCGATAGATCAACCTTTGCCATGTATTCGGGGTCGCTCAGGCGCGTCACCATGCCCTTGAGAGCCATGTAGCGGATACCGTCCAGGACGTTGGCTTCGTATTTCTTGAACTCGCGGACTTCCTGGGGGTTCTCCATGATGACCTTGAAGGGCTTTAGCCACCCCTCTATGCGGTTTTGCGGGACTTGGAGCGCCCGTGCGATTTCGGGCATGGTCATGTGGTTCACCCAGCGCATTTGCATCGCTTTGGCCATCAGGGCTGCGTTGCGTTGGTCGCTGTGGAGCTGGCCCTTGTGCTGCTTGGAGATGAACTTGCCCTGGTTGTCCTGGCCGTACTGGCCAGCGTCGCCAGCCCATTCCTCGACGGTGGTGGGGGCTTTTTTTCTCATGCTCGCTTCAATCGTTGGTAGCCGCGTCGCTTGGGGTCGGCTATGCGGGTCCACAGGCGGAAGGGCCAGCCCCAGGACCAGCCACGCGCTTTATCGCCACCCGTAAGGTAGACGAACTTTTGGTTGATGGCGCCATATTCCCGTTCACGATAGTCGGTGGAGCCGTACACGCGCTTACGGAGCGCCTTGGCTTTAACGCCTCTCATTGAGATACCCCATGACATTTACGCCAACCAAATGGGCTAGGATGATGACCAATAGACCGATACTGTAGGGCAGGAAAGCAACGAACACGGTTAAAAACATAACGATTACGCCTAATATGGCTAGACCTAACAGGGTAGCCTTCATGCGTCTTCGCTGCCTTCAGGCTCATCCATGCCCAGTTCCTTGGCGATGTATACATCCACGGGTATGGTCTCCCAGAACATATCACGGGAACAGTAAGAGCAGGCTAATTCGCCTGGTGTGTTAAATCGTCCGCATCCGCACTTGCCGTTGGCCATAGACATGGTGTATCACCTACCTGCATAATACCATGTACGTCTTTATCCACAACCCTTTGGGGGCCAGGTGCCTATTTTCTAGGCATATATGGGGGTTGCGCAAGGGGGCGAACCGGCGTATGGTGGCGCAAAAGGAGCGCAACCATGAAAGCATCCGGCCCCAAACACGAGCGCGAAACCATCATTACCTTCAACGAGGAAGACGACACCTGCAACGTCTGGACGGCTTCCGACGTGACCTACCGTAGACTTATCAAGCGTTTAGGCATGGACCACCTAATGGGCGACTACGAACGCTGCGCTAGCTTCACGTTCCCCCTCAAATGGCTCACCTTGCCACGCAAGCGCACCCCCAAAAAGGCCACCCCTGCACAGATGGCCCACCTGGCCAAGATACATCGCTAAACCCCCATTTCCTGTAGCGCAAATTGGGTATAAACCCCCTATTCTGACGGGGTGGCAACCTTTAGGCCACCATACGTTTGTGTAGGGGTGTGTAAAGCGCGTAACCCACACCCATATAAGTGAGTGAGTTCCCCCTGGGCCTGGGGGGTGCCCCCTTGTCGATTTCCCTGCTCAGCTCAGCAAATAGCCACCAAAACACACGCGAGCTAGGCGGAGCAGCGCTGCGTGTGGCTAGCTATCACAGCACAGCTCAGCACGCACAACCACATACGCACACACAAGCGCGGCGACCTGGTGCATGAGACACATTAGAGCGCTGCGTTGAGGCGTCCTGGTGCGACCTGGTGCGACCTTTGGCGAGCGCAGCACACACGAAAGGTGGCTAGCACACTCCCCTATTCACTAGCGTCCTCGTGTGTCATTGTTGTCAATAACACCCTGTCACCATGTCAACGCAGCAATAACGCCAGGCTTAGCGCTGTTTGTGCGCGTTTAGCCCACACATTGCATGACAAACCAGACACATAAAAGCATACACTAGGTCGTTGGCCATTTAGCTAACCATGCCATATTGCAAGCGCTCGGCTTCCGTACGTGGTTGGAACACGACTTGCTACGGTATAGCAATTGGTTGGAGGATTTGAAAACATGAAAACGACCACAGACACAATAGACACTCAAAGTCTGGCGATAGTTGCCGACTGCATTCGCAAACTATTCCCAGATATTAACACGGGTAGTATGTGGCTACAGTCAACGGACACCTACGAGCGCTGCTTTTTTCATCACGACTGGCAATTCGGTGATGATGGTATCGCCTACTTCGACTTAGCCTAGCACGTGGTTGGCATATGGCGTGCTCCCACTATAACACGGAGGATTTGAAAACATGGAAACGACCAAAGTGAAAGAGTGCAAGACGTGCCACAACGAAGCCTTGGACAACTCCAAGTATTGCACCTCGTGCTGGTCTGCTGCGAGTCAGAACGGCGCAACTAGCTCGTTGATAGCTGATGATAGGGCTAAACGCTAAGACATGACGCTACGAACGACAAAACAATATAAAGCCTGGATTGATGGCGAGGTAGAAGACCACATGGACCTGTACGGCAATACTCGCGAACAGGCTATTGAGATGGTCTTAGACTTGCTCAGTGAGGGTGAGTATAACGATCAATTCACGCAGGCGCAGGTTACGACGTTGACCCTGATGGTAAAACGCTTGGCATAACCGGAGGATTTGAAAGACATGACGAGCAAAAAAATAACGCGAGTAATGGAGACAATAGACCAAAAACTAGACAGATTGTTTCCAGCACATTGCTATAACTGCAACACGCTAGTTCTAAGAGCTGTAAAACCTAGCCTGATTTGCCCTAAGTGTGGATTAGACCAAGTATCACCGGAAGCGTCCGGCATATTAAGGCATAAGCAACAGCTCATAAACGATTAACCAAATAAAAGGAAAGGAAACACACGAACATGGAAAGAAAACTATATAAGATAATCGCCAGCTCCGTTGACGCTAGGCTTAACTGTCTAGCCGATGAGGCGCGTACAGGCAAAGAACATGATTGGACGGCAAAGCATGAAGCCACCGTTACGCGATTAGTCTATGACTTCATGCCCTCCGGTTCTGGTATTGATGGCGGCGTGAAAATCGACCTGGACAAGTCAACGGGCGACAAGCTCGTGTTTCACTTCGGGTATCACCATATGAACGATAGTGGCATGTATGACGGTCGGACGGAACACACAGCCACCGTTAAACCTTCGTTAGCCTTTGGCTTCATGCTTTCAATCTCCGGTCCAAATCGCAATCAAATCAAAGAATACCTGCACGACCTATTCTCAGCGGCGCTTGACGATTTAATTGATTGGGATAAAACGACTAGCACCTATTTTTCGCTATCCCTGCGCGCGGCTCAAGAATCTTTCAAGGCGCGCGAGGACAAACTAGGCAATTAACCGCGGAGGCAAACATGAAAAGCAGATTTTTCGTAGCATCCGATGGCGATATGTATAAGGACGACAACTTCAAAAAACCATTTCGTGATATGTTTAGCTATACATTCCGCCATATCAACACCACGGCTCAGCTCCGCGCTACATTGCGCTATGGTGAACATGCTTGGCCAAGTGGCTATCCCATGTTCTTGATTACATCCGATGGCGCAGCCCTACACTTTAACTGTGCAAAAGAGAATTACCGCAGTATTTCCGATTCTATTCGACATAAGCTAGACGATGGTTGGAGGGTAGTTGCTTGCGATATTAACTACGAGGACGGTGATTTGTGCTGCGATGATTGCTCTAAGCATATTGAGTCGGCATACGCAGAGCAAGAAAGTGAGGACGAATAACATGGAGAATGCAAGCGTTACAATCTGCGGAACCTGCAAAAAGAGCTGGAGGGGTTTATTCGCCTATTTGCCAGCTCATGAACCATGTATCAAAGGTGCGGTATGGAATGACAAGCTAAAAAAGTATGAATACCCTAGATTGCGCGAGGTGTCCGATGATTGCTGATTTCCGCCTAGTTGCTCTTGTCCTATTCGTAGCGCTCAGCGCTGGCACCTGCTCTGCGTATAACGCTGGCAAGGTGGACGCCAAGGTCGAACGTATTATCAACTCAGCAATTGCTATGGAGGTAAAATGAAACTACCATCAATTAAAACACTGGCGACAATAACGGACAAGCCTAAAGAACTGCGCAAGCTATTGGAGATTAAAACTAGAGACAAGCTGGACGCGCTACTAGAAACGGGGCAATTTCCGCACACTTCAACGTGGTTGTCTCAATGCTACAATCGCCCCTCCGTGCATGAAACAAAAATGGCAATGGCCGATGAAATCCTTAACACTTTCGGTGTTGAGTACATTTCACGCGGCAAAAACGCTAAAAGTCCGGCAATTGAATATTGTAATTCAGGCGATACCTATAACGCAACGCTCATGTTTGTTAATGGCAATTACGTTGTCGGTTGTTGGGGGGATATAGTCGAACGCGGAAACTGCGAATAACATTGACGCTAGCATAAACATGGAGGTAAAATGATTTCCAAAAACTTAGACAGCGCAAAGAAACAAGCGCAAGCAAATGCCAATTATTTCCAATGTGACTACGTAGTGTTTTTCGATACACTAGGTAATTCGCGTATTGAACGATACGAGAGTCAAAACGTAGATGGTCAAATCATCGTTAACCCTAGCATGGAGTCAAGCAAGGACGCGCAGCAATTGCGCAAGCAAGGAGGAGCAAATGAAACGCTATAAGGTCCACATAAACACTAGCAAGCGGAAATATGTCTATTTCGATACGCTGGAGAATGCCAGGGCGTTCTGCAATGAAGTGTTTAATCTGTTGCACATTGTTCTGTCTATAGTGGAGGTGAAGCAATGAAAACCGTTAAACTGTACCACTACGGACACAAACGCGCATTATTTGACACCAAGGCTTGCGCCGATGGTTTCCGCGAAGATAGACGCTATGGATTGATTTATGGTCCTTATTACCTCAAGAATGAAAACCGTTTCGCCATGTGCGCGGAGGAAGCATCAATGCTCGAACGATTCTGTCCGTACTGCAATGTGAAAGAGGGGGCACCTAAATGAATTACTACGCCATCAAAGCACAGCTCACAGCGATCGAATTGGACGCCACACGCGCACAGCTCGCCAAGGTAATGCGACAAGGAAAACCCTATGGTCGAATCCTCCTCCAATGTGATAGCCTAGCGCTGGAGCTAATTGAACTGGATAGGCAAGCAAGGGCACGAATGGAGGTTAGCAATGGATAAAACGCTAGTTGTATTCAGACGGTTCAAGGATGGCGATGTCATCGCGCTATT